GATCTTGCCCCCGGTCAATAAACCGGAAGCATTGATTTAGGGCCTCCTGATAGTCTCCTGGAGGCATTTCGTCGAAACCGGGATAAAAAATCTCTAGTGCCGCCTCGGTCTTGAGATGGTCATCCAACTCGTTATCGGTAAGAGCGGTGAGGATATCCAACACCGCTCTATAGTCCGACCGAATTCCGTATTCTGTTCCGTTTACATCAACCGAGGTCGGCAGCGACCAGATTACTTTTTCCATCGCTCCGTATACTTCTTGATTCTCGGGTCAGTAAGTTTCTTCTGGCGGGAGAACGTCGTATCGATCTGATCAATGACGGCAAGCATCAGATTGCACCAGACAGGAAGACCGTCGGCCATTGCATAGACGTTCATCGTGCCAAACAGGGGCGCGCAGATCGGCTTCCCGAAGAGTCCATCCAGCATGTCGCGCATTTCTTGGTCTCTACGGCGCGCAATCTCAAAAATTTCCTTTTTGTCTGCGCAGCGCTCAACTTCTGCCTTGTACGCATCCTGCTTTTTGTCCAGTTCTTCAAACGTGTTGTAGATTTTCTCTACAACTTCGCTGTCCGTAGGGTTGAATTCAATCGTCACAGCGTCGTTGATGTTAAACGCCACTATGCCGGTGTCAAATCTGATTTCTGCCATCTATTGCTCCCCCTTATTCCGAATCCGCTGTAAATGTTACCGTTCCGCCAGCGCCGACCGCCGCCGTGCCCGTGGTTCTGTTGCCGCCAAGCGTGACGTCGATAGGCATGCCGACATAGCCGCCGCCTTCGCCGCCGAGACTCGAGGGCTTGACCATCGTCGCATCGTACCGTTCGGCGAACGCCGCTGTCTTGGCCGTTCCCGCGTAATGGTGGACGATAAGCACATCCTGGTTCGCAAGAGCTGCGGCGTCCTGATCTTTGACCGCAAGGTTCCAGATCTTCGTAAGCGCAGCGTCGCCCGCGTCGAGTTCGCACGGCTCAAAGCTCTGCGTAATGATCGGCTTCTTCATTGTGGTTCTGGTCGTGCCGAGGATATCCTTGCTGGAATCCTCCTGCCAGTCGTATTCCATGCTCGAATCCGTGACTCGAGTGCCAAAAGGCGACCAAACCGGCGCAGTCTCGGACCCCGTGTTCAGGTACGCGATGAGTAATTCTCTGTCTACCGGCTGGCCGCTCGTGGTGTTAAAAGTAGTTTCTGCCATTTATATCACCTCGTAAGTCATCTTCATTAAAATTTGGTGGTCTTCTGTTCCATCATTGTATCGGGCGAACATCGCCGCGCGGCTGGATACGTCCATACGCCGGACGCGGATGCCGTCACCCAAAGACGGATAATTCTGCATTGCCCAATCCCCGAAGCGGTTCAAAACCGCGTCGGCTTTCAGGCGCTTGTCGTTGCTGCTGCCCGGGAAGATGCGGGCGATAATTTTGAACTGGTATTCTGCCTCGTGCCCGCCGATGATATATTTCCGCGTGATATATGTGCCCTGAATCGTGGACAGCGCCATGCTCGCAGAATCAGCGGCGAGGAATTCGTAGTTGATCGTCGCAGCCGGCATATCGTCATCTGAAAAGGAATTCGCCCATACCATCATCTTCCGCGATATGTCCTGCTCTTCCTCTGCGGATACCAGTTTCTTTTGCTTCTCAGAGTCCATTTTTCACCGCCTTGTCTGCGACTCGAATCCATTTGTCTAGGTTTTCAGCCTTGGACGCTTCGAACCAATGTGATTGTGCCTGCGAATGCCCAGACGTGTTAAACACAAGGTTTTTATCGGTCAGCACCTTCGTCCCACCTTTGGGCGCGTATGTGCTTCCGGTCTCCGGGTCAACCATGACTTTTCCGTAATACAGAAATCTTGCATACGGTCCCGGATAGATGATCGCATTGCCGTCCACAAGTGTTCTCTGGTCAAGAGAGCCCGTCAGGAACGGCACATACGGGCTTGTGTCCTTTTTCATTTGCACAGCAACAATGTGTTCGGCTTTTGTACAAGCCCGTGCTATAACCTCCTGAAGCTCGTCAAAGCCGTCGGTTTTCACACTGAATTTCAGCATCACGTGCCTCCGACCTGCCAGTGCTGCATAGAAGGACTGCCGAAGTCCTTCATGTCCACCTTTGTCACTTTGTACACATCGTCATAAAGCATCTCAATCTGTTCTTCCGTCTTGTCCGGCTCGACTACTTCACCTTTCACAAAGAAGGTCGTGCCGCCGTTTCCGTCCGTGGATAGCGTCCAGATTTTGCTTTTATCGGTTGCACGCCAGAACTCCTGCGGTCCGACGTAGCGCTTCTCCATTCCTGTCACGCCGTCTACAGCAGACGCAGAGAACGGAATGTACAGATTCACCGCGTCCGCTCCTTCAAGTCCGCTCGCGCGGACATTGGCAGCTTTCGACGCTTGGAGCATCACGCCGCGAATTACCGTGATATAGCGCTTCTGCGTGTCATTAAAATTCTGGTCTTGCTCCTGCGTGACGTTGTAGATTGTTACGGTGTGGGGGGCGTACATGCAAAACACCTGCCTCTGTAGAGAAGCCCGGTATGGGCTAGATATTCACGCGCTACGCTTACAAGAGCCTTCTTCGCCTCCGAAGCCGCTTTCAATGCAGACACGGAAGAATCACCTCCGCTGCGAAGCGTCCGAGAATAGCCGCCTACAGTCTCGCTCTGCAATTCTCCTTCGTCAGATGCAAGCCCGGCGGACACATTCTTTCTGGCAAGCTCCTGCGCCGTGTCGATCAGCATATACTGGTCGACTAAGGCGCAGCAGCACATTTTCATAGCATCCAGCTCTGCAAAATCCTTTGCTCGGTTTTGCGTGTAGTAGTCAAGGAAGGAACTGGCGCGTGTCGCCAATCTGCAAAAGCTGTCAGCGTCTACCGTTCCCTTGTAGATATCGCAGTAGTACTCATAATCGGCGTATATCATTGCGCCAGCTCCTTTCTGTTACGAACCTACCGTCACAGTGGCCGTTCCGGTCTTCGTGCTGTCCTGCTTGGACTTTGCGGTAACGGTAATGCTCGCGGACGTCTCGTTGGAAGCTACCGTCAGGATACCGTTTTCCGAAATGGAAGACTTCGCGCCGCTCTGGCTCCACTCGACATCGCCGCTCACGATGCCTTCACCAGCAACAGAAGCCGCAAACGCCTTGCTCGCTCCCTTTTTCACGGTTGCAGTAGCAGGGGATACAGTCACCGTAGATACTGTGCCAGCCTTTCCATAAACAGAGAACGGGAACGGGTTGGCAATGTCAACGTTGTACGCGTTGACCGGGTTTGCGATTTCCCAGCCGAGACGCATGACCGCACGGAGAGCGACCATATCGTTCTGCATGAGGTTGTAGGTGATTGCCTTCGTGCTCGGGTCCTGAATGACACCCTCGGTGAAGATCTTAAAGGTCATGTCCTGACGGATGGCGTATACCAGCTGCGTCCAGTCACCGACGATCATCTGTGCCTGTGCCGGGTCAAATGCGCCGTTCATCGGGAAGTACATATCCATACCATCCAAACCATAGCGCGTTGCGCCCTGCATGTCGGACTTGAAGATGGGCTGACCGGTCGTGTCCTTCAGCCCGCGCAGCTTGCCGCGCATCTGGATTGCGGTCATAACGCCGTTCGGGTTGAAGCCGTCAAGTTCTACCTTCGCGATAAGACCGCCTTCGCCCATGATGTCGGTAAATACATCAGAGCTTGCCGCAACTCCGTTACCAGCAGCGATAGCGGAAGGAACGACGCCATCGCGCCACGTGGTGGGCTTGTTCGTGCCAAACAGGATGGCAGCGTCAATTACCTTGCCGAAAGCTTCGGTCAGTCTGGGTCTTACCTCGCCCCAGATGTCATAATCTGCGTCATCCAGTGCTGCTTCGGGGATGGGGACGATAACCGCGATTTCCTCGGCATAGATTTTCTTCTTGTCCCACGCCATCTCCGTGGTCTGCTTGAAAGCCTCTCCGGCTCCGGTATCGGTTGCTTCGCCGTTGACGAAGTACGCAGAGGGAAGCGCGTCGAGGACGTTGATGGTCTGCGTCTTGCTGGACATATTCGCCAGTCTCTTACCCATGCGAAGGACTGCGGATTCCGCGATAGCGCCCTGCATGATCTCACGGGTTACGGGTTCCGGGATAAGCCCGGAAAGTGCATTTCTGTCAATAATATTCGGCATATGATTCTCCTTTCGTTATTTCAGAGCGCCCCGAATCAGGGCGTTCATCGTGCTGTTCATGTTTGTTTCTTTGGTTCCACCGCCTGCCGGTGCTGTCCAGTCGAACGTCGCCTTCTTGCGATTCGCTGTAAGCTCGTCGACAGCCTGTTCGAACGTGATCTTGTCAGTGACCATCTTTGTAGCCTTGAATGCGATAAACTCAGCGTCCTCGCCGCTCAAGCCCTTGCTCAGGACGTATTTGTCCCGTTTGAGCTGTTCGGCTTCAGCCTGCAATGCAGTCAGTGCCGCCTTACTGTCTGCAAGGTCTTTTGCCTGCTTTGCCTGCCGTTCCTGTTCGGTCTGCTGGCTGTCTTTCCATGTCCGGTATGCGGTAATCTCTTCCTCGCTGGGGTATTTCTTCCGTTCTCTGTCAAGCCTCGACTGAATCATCTTGTCAACGTCAGCCTGCGTGAACGTCCTTTCCTGCTCTTGCGCAGTGTTTTCCGTGCCATGCACGTTGGTTTCTTCTGCCATAAAAATCTCCTTGTTTAACGTCCTGTCGGACAGTGTTGATAAATAAAAAGAGCCAACCGACAACAAATCGTAGTCAGTTGGCTCCATTCAGCCCTTCCCGGCGAACATTTACGCCGTGGGAATCTATTCAGTTTTCAGCCGTTTTCGCTGAATTGTCTGCACAATGATATTTCCTTCCTTATCCCGTAGGAGTTCTACGCGGAAACCAGCCGCAAGCGCCCTCTCAATGGCTGTTTTTAACTTTTCGTCAATCATATCAGTCACCTTCAAGAAGTCTCGCAAGCGTACCGTTCTCATCATCTTCGACGATTTCCCATTTCCCAGGCGGTGTTTTACCATTGAGCGGTGCGGGGGCGGAAGCGGAATAAAGGTAATCCTCTCCTTCGTCATCGATAATGCGTAGCAGATCATATTCAACGCCCGTGCATTCATAGACATTTCCATTTGTCAGCCCGAGAACCCCTCCGCCAAACGTATGCCCTTTGTATCTCACCTTCATTTCTTCTTCACCTCTTTCAGCTTCTCTTCAAAATGTTCCCCATTACGTTCAAACCAGTGAACATCATACCGGAAATTGTCCGTTTGTATTATACCGCCCATTTTCCGCCATTGCAACGGCTCTCCGCCGTAGTTTTTAGAAAGGAATTTCGCCACCCTCAGTTGTTTGTCAGAATTCCCTCCGGCTATTTCACGAATAGAGCTTATCTCTGAGCCTTTCGGGACAATACCGTTCACGATCTCAGATTTCACATCAAGTGTTTTTTGTAGCCGAATGACTGGTTTTGCCGCTTTCGCCGCGCCCGCTGCAGCCTCGGATTTTGCATCTGTATACAGCACCTTCAATCGTTCCGGCTGTTCCGGTAGCCCTGCCGCTTTGCTGAACCTGCTATATTCTGCGTTTAGCCGCCGAAGCTTTATGTCCGCGGCGGTCGCTGCCTCGGAAAGCCCGGCTTTTTTATATGCGTTTCTAAGCTTTTTCTGCGCGCGAATTTGACGCTCTATTCGGCGCTGCATCTGCGTCGCTTCATAGGCTGTGTAAGTCTTTCCGTCAAACGTGCAGCCAAGACCATCGTCGATATGCTTGAGCTGTTCGTCTGTGTAAGTTCGCTCTGAAACTCCCGGAACAAACGGGTATTTGTGATGCCTACAGTTTGCGCCTGTCAGACCGTCAACATATCCGTAACCTGTCGTTTCCACAAGGTCATCGTAAAGCCCCAGCGGGTCAGGTTCGCCGCTTTCGCTCTGGTAATAGACTTCCCCTTGCCACTCCTTGTGGCTTGACCACGGCGAAGCACCCGGCTTGTCACGCGCCCCAGAGTGCGCAGACACTTCAAAGTATCGCGTCTCAAGGTACTCTGCGCTTTGGTTCGTGTACTGGTCGCAGATCTGATTCACGCCAGTCATGACAGCTCTCCGAACAGCAACGTCGATGTTGTCAACGTGTCCGCTTTCGTAGTTCACGACTTTCAGCCCGCCTGCAAGCTGTTGCACCGCAGACTTAATCGCCTGATTGTAGCTGATAGCCCCGCTCTGAATCTGCATGACAGCAGAATCCAACGACCACTGGTACGCACGAGCGGGCGGGAGCATCGTCCTGCCTTTGTCCACCAAAAACCCCATAGACTGTGTGATGTTATGGAATTCATCAAGCGTCTGAACTCTGATCGCTTCGATGGTCGCAGTGTTCACCAGAATATCAGGCTGTGTCAGCCCTGCCATGTCGATAACCGATGTGTAATACTTCTGGTTTCTGGCAATAACGTCACCGAAAAGCTCCTTGAGCTTCTTCTCACTGATTCCAGAGGTCTTTCGGATTGCTTTTTCAATCTCCTTCGCGTCGATGCCGTGCGAACGAAGCGCCCGGATTGCCTGAACAGTCACTTCGTTCAGCTGGTCTTTCAGCGCAAGCCTACTGCATATTCCATCGAGAAGCGTATCTTCCAATCCTCGGAACAGTTCGGCAAGCTCTTCTGGGAGGGCGTCTAAAATCGCGGGAGTGAATGGGTAGCTTGCCATTACTCGACCTCATTTTGCTGTTCCGTTACCATGTCCTGTGCCTTCGGCAGCGCCGCCTTTGCGGTCGCCTCGTCCTCATTCATCCACTTCATGCGGAACTCCCAGTCGTTCATGATGCCTGCGCTGAGAAGCTGCATGTCGCGGGAGAAGTCTGTAGCTTTGTCTTCGATGATGGAATCGTCAAAGTCAATGCTGATCTCCACGTCTTCATTCAGACCGGCATTCATCACAGTATTCCCCAGCCGAAGCAGGATGCGACACAGCTCCACCAGTGCTTGCTCCAGCACTATCTCATGCTTTTTGATTGTGCGGAACATGGTGGAGTTTTCGCTAATGACCTGAGTGGCCGTTGCTACGCTGCCGCCGTCAAAGCGGTAATAGGTTTCGCCGAAGCCGCATTTGCTAGAAAGAACGTTCAGTTGGTCTTGCAAGCCTACATTCAGCTGCTCGGTTCTCAGCGTCGGAGAAATTGTCTCTACAACGTTCCCTTGCTGCGTATCCTCCGGAAGCAGATAGAAACGCCGGTCGTTGTCATCAAGCGTCGGTTCATCGTCTTCCCACCTTGTGGCGGGCATTTTGACCATCATCATCATCGGGCCGTTTTCGAACTCGTTGACGTAGCAGTCATAGGCACAGTCAACGCCGCGCAGAACATCAATCGCGTTTGCGTACACAGGAATACCGACTGGAAGCAGATAGTCAAGATTGTTTGCGATGTTCGGTCTGTCGATGACGAACTGCCTCTTGTCGCTTCCCGTATGTACCACAGGGGGGATTCGCTCAAAGCCCGGAACATCGGTGAGCAGTGCGTCGGCAAGCGTTTCGTTTTCGTATCGGTAAATGCTGTTCTCGATGACGTAAAGTCCGTTTTCGTCTTTCCGGTGAATCTGCAAATACAGATAGTTTTTTCCAGCCCGTGTGACCACGCTGTCAAAAGCACACTCTGAAATAAAGCCATTCTGCCAAGCCAGCGGAAAAATGTGCTCAATAGTCACATAGTCAAGAGCGATACCGGAAACATCGCCCGGAACGGTCTCTCCGCTCTCGTTGACCGCTTGACCGACCACACGAGGGATATATGCTACAGTTCCGAGTGCAGATTTCATTTCCTGCATTTCGTTCGCCTTGACCGTGAAGTTGTTCTCCGTCAGGACGCTATCAACGAACGCCTGTTCTTTCTGCCCCTCAAGTGTGATCTGGACTTTCTCGTTCATCAAGAGGTTCGCCCAGTCCTCACAAACCTTTTTCGCCATACCGAGGCTTGCACGGTTGCACTTTGTCCACTTATGTCCGTTATATCTCCGGTACTGGTGGAACCCCTTGACTTTGCCGACGTACCACGACTTCCAAAGGGACACGTATGTATAGAATTCCTCTGGGATTGTCGTATACCCGAGTTCCTTTAATTTATCGATAACCGTCATGCAAAAACTCCCATTCTACGGCTCACAGGCTCTAAGGCGTACCGCGTCGCGTCAATCAGATGATTGTTCGCGTCCGGGTATCCGCTGATAATATCGCCGTCTTTGTTTCTTTCATATTCGTAGCCAACGAACTCATCGTAGGCATGTGGCGTTCGTTTTCTATCAATGACAATCGTTCTTCTCTGCAAGAACTTCATACCGTATTCGACCGAGCCGGGTCCCTTGACCGCCTCATACGCAGGCAATCCCATTGCCCGTAGGTCAGCCACGCTCTTTGGCTCCGCGCTGTCACAGATGACGCGCACATTTCCATATCCGCGCTGTTTGATTATCGTCGCGCTCTGCTCGTTCGAAAGCTTATTCTGGTATATCTCGTCAAGCAGGTAAATTGTTTCCCTTGCCTTGTCGTAATGCAGCCGGATAAATGCAAATGGGTCTGGAAACCATCCGAAATCCACGCCCTGATAGATTTTATCGAATCTGGAAACTTCTTCGTCCGTGATCTCCCGAAGTTCGAGCCTGTCAAACACATTGCCGCCGGTCCCAACCGGGATACCGAGGTATTCATGCTGATACGCCCGCTCGTCAGTGGCTTTCAGGTGTTCAGCCTCGTCAATAAACTGCTGCCCCAGCCACTCTGGCGGTGCTTGCAGATATGTTGACTTGTGGCACAGCCTGTCCGCGCGTTCTTCCAAGCTGTCTTTGTTTGCCCAGTTGTCCCGGCTGATCGGCGGGTTATAGCTCTCAAAGTTCCAGAATTTAGAGCCGCCGCGCATTGTTGACTGCAAAATCGTTCGTATTTCGGCGCGACCGGCGAACTGGTCTTTTTCCTCAAAGTGCGTAACAGCGATATAACCAAACGGTACCTTAATAGACTTGATCTTCATTGGGTCGTCCGCACCCCGGAACATGATCTTCTGGCCGGTAGGCTTGTATATCAGTTCCATCAGGGAAACCTTTGCTTCCCAATATGCCGCCATGCCAAGCTCACCGATTGCCCATATGTACTGCGCATAAACGCTGTCACGAATCGTATTCGCAACCTTTCGCAGCACAAGCGCGTGTGTGTTGGGGTTCCGTACTAACAGGAGCGGCACAATAATGGAAATATACGAAGATTTCAGGGAACCTCGCCCACCGCTTTCGTCGTAGTGCGTGTGCCCATGCTTGAAAACATCGCGTGCAACTTCGTAAAACGCAGAGCCGATTTTTTCGGAAAGTCGGATTTTAGACATCGATGATCACCTGCACCACATCTTTATCGTCGTTTCCGGTCTTCTCCTGCACCATCGCCCACTTATCGATCAGCGTCCCCATCGCTGTTGTAATCTGGCTCAGGTTCGCAGCCGCGAGCTTGTCAGGGTCATTTAGCATCTCAAGCCCTTTCCCGATGAAAGAACATACAAGATCTTTTCGGGAATCCATGTACGCGAGAATATCTGCTGTGTTTTCCTCTTTTTTTCGTCTGCACATCTCTGCAATATCTGCATTATTGTGCACAATCTTCTTTACAGTGTTCGGGGAGCAGCCGTTAAGCTTCGCCACAGCGTTACAGCTTCCGAGCTGGGCATAGTCTGCAACTATCTTCTTTTTTTGCCGATCTGTCAACCTCGCAGCCATAATCACCACCTCGTTACCCTGCCAGCGACGTAAATTCTGGCAGGTAAGCGAACCTCATTATCTGTTCCCCGTTCGCCTTGCAAATTTTGTAGATTTCCTTGTAGTGAGTTCCTTTTTGCATTTCTTCTGAAACTGTGTGCAAAATCATATCTTCAAGAAACCCAATTACTGATATCGTTTTGAAGGGGACGCTGTCGCGCTGGCCGCCTTGAATCCCGACAAGGTCGTTTACCAATTTCGAGTAAATCGTGTATACCTGCTTTCTCATATTTCGGCTGCCTTGTGCTTCTGCATAGTCAACCAGATCAGCAAGCGTGTCCGTCTCTGCTCTCCGCACAAGTTTCCCTTGTTTTCTTGTCATCAACCATTCGGAAGACTTTCTTTCACGGATAAAAGCTTCCATGCGGTTAAACGCTGCGATATATTTTAGTTTCCACTCAAGCGCTTCTTTCCCGGTGAACCCCATTACCAAGAGAGAAAATCCATCACGGTTCATAAGGTATTCTTTGTATGAGCGCCCGCGTTCCGTGTCATAGTGGCTCTTGATGAACATATTTTTCACCGAGCAATTTTGCGCAGTGAGATTTTCAATGCTGCGAGTCACGCTTCTGTGGTCTTTGTTGAAGCGATCGGCAATCGTCCTGCTGCTCACAACAGCCTGTTCTTTGCGTTCAAAAATCATCAAATCTTCATTCATGGTATAATCTCCTTGTATTTTATTCGCAGCTGTGGAGAACGAGCCGCATTTTTTATATTTCTATCTCCTTCGTGCCCCACCGGATTGCGGTTTCCGGTGGAGCTAAGAAAAAGGAGGTTCCGCAGTACGCTGCGTAGCCGTTGAAAAGGATGAGAACGCAGAGGATACACCTCTACGCTCTCAACGATACACTATGTTTAAGGCTCTCTTACGCAAACTTTTGAATATAAACCACGTTTTTCTGCCACCAAGTAGATAAACTGCCTATGCCATTCCTGAGCGGTACGCTCCGAGACATATACCACCATAGCAGCGCCCTGTAAGGTGTGTGTACGCTTCCAAAGGACCAGATCAATAAGCTTCAGCCGTTCCGCACCATCGGAAAGCTGCTTTGTTTCCTCGACGGCAGCATCTACCGCGTCGATTTCCTCGCGCGTCATAAGCGTACCGCCCTTGTAGCTTCGTACCATCCATTTTGCATACCCCCACCATCCATATCGTGGCTTGCTCATTGCATCGCCTCCTATCTGCCCGAACTCCCGAACCCATTGTCCCCGCGTTCCGTCTCATCGAGCGCACTGACCACTTCCAGTTCCGGAACCAATGCCTTTTGAAAAACAATTTGTGCTACACGTTCATGCGGCATAATTGTTCTTTCTTTGCCCGAATCATTGTGAATTGGCAAGCCAACGTTCCCTCTATAATCGCTATCGATAACAGACACACAAGTTGCAGGTCGAAGCCCACATCTGGTAGCAAGTCCGCTTCTAGCATAAATAGCGCCAAAATAATTTTTAGGGATTGCAAAGGCGATACCAGAATAGATAAGAGCTGTTTCCCCTGGGCGTATTACTACAGGCTCTGTGATGTCAGCGCATAGGTCGAATCCAGCTGCGCCGATGCTTTTCCTCTCAGGAACAACAGCTGTTTCCGTCACTCGCTTTACCTTTATTGTGTCTGGTGTTTCTTTTTCGAATTGCCCCTTCTCGTTCCTTCCGTGCATATTCAAATTTAAGTGTAGCCTCTGGTGTTCGGCATGAGATAATACCTCCAAATTCTCTGGTCTATTGTCCATCCTGTCAAAATTTTTGTGATGAACAACATAGTCCGGGTTTAGATATCTCCTACCATCAATTTCTACGGAGTTTTCGTCCGTGAGAAGATATTCTTCTGCCACAAGGCGATGCTCGAGAACGAACCCGGATTTATCGCGAAACGGATGTTCCAGACAACGTACCGCAATATACCCATATCTGGTTTCTTTCATGTCGGATTTCCAAGAAGCGTTTGCACTCCCCTTTAATCCGTACTGGTGATTCCCAGCGCCACGCATAAGCAATGCTTTTGCAGCAGCGTGACATGCCACCGAACAATAATGCCTTTTGGATTTTTCGATTTGACTAGGCTTTCTGTGGAATCTCTTTCCGCAAACATCGCATTGACAGTTATTCTGGGTTCCCGTTTCTCCTACGTTCGGCTCCAACATAATCTTCATTTGTCCCACCAATCCTTAATTGTATCGTTCCGTTCGAAAAACGGCTGAAAGAACGGACCGCAGAGCTTCTTAAGACTCGAATCCAGCCGGTGAATTGCATCGTCGGATTCCTTCTTGCCCAGCCATGCCACGCCGTACTCTGCGTCCAGCTGCTCCATTTTGTCCAGAAGTTCCTTCGCCTTCGGCGGGCTTTTGAGCATGCCCAGTTCATGCGCCGCCACAAAGAAAAGGTCCGTCACCTTCTGCTTTCCATACCGGCGGCAAAATAAGCCTTGTTGCTTCTGCGAATACGCTTTGCCAGATCGTTCATTGTGCTCATAGCTATATCCCCCTTATGTACTTATCGAAATACGTCACAGCCACCGCCATAGCCGCCCACATGTCCGCTGCGAACCCGTAAAAGAAACCGGGATTCTTCTTTGTTCCCTTGCCGTAGTTCGGCTGACCGGGCGCATAGCGGTCGACGAGGGCTTGTCGGATGTTCGCATCCTTTGCCGACGCTCTTCCGCATAAGTAAAGCTTTTCTTCCCGGCGGAAGATCGTCTGTATCTGGTACCCCTTCCGGTAAAGCTCGGCGTATTCCCAGAACCGCCCAATCCAAAAGCAGGTGTCGAACACTTCCTGCCCGACCGGCATACCCATGCCCGCCACCATTTCGATTGCCAAGTGCTGATACTCCCGGCAGAGAACGGGGAATATCTCCCCGTTCGGAACTTTACCAACGTCCAGCACCTTTCGGATTTCCTGCCCGTCGTGCTTCACCAGCACGTACCCGGATTCGATATTCCCCGGGTCAATCGCAAGAATTGTTCCCACCTTGCAGCCTCCTTCCGGTCTCGCACGGCTTCATTTCTGGGCAATCGCCGTATTTCGCGCAATGTGCTGCGAACAGCCCCTTGAACTCCGGCAATTTGTCGATTACAAGGCAACACATCATTTTCACAGCCTTGCGCGTCTCATCTGCCGCCAGATAACACAGTCGCTTCTCCGCAATTGCCATCAGCTCTTCGGCATTCATGTACCAGATCATGTCTACCGGCGCGTCCTGCCGCGCTGCGTTCCGGTCGTATTCGTTCTGCCGGTCATTCCGCTGCGACCGGATAAACGGCTGTGCGTGGACGTGGCGGGCTAAATGAGTGCTTACCCAGTACGGCACGCCCTCAAGATAAAACGCAAACTGTAACGTCCGAATGGGGCTATGCCGCGCCCGGAGAATGGCGTGTTTCCACTCCATGTCCGGTGCTGTTTTCATCTCTTTGCCGATGGTAACCAAAGCGCACTGTTTTGCAAGCGCCCAGTCCTCATCGGTGGGATATTTCAAAAGTGTAATGTTCATTCTTCCCTCCGTTCTCCATTGTTACCTCCATCCATCTTCGCGCCTCCAGTTTCCATCGGAAAAATGAACTGTTTGTTGAGATAGGATTCCGCGGGCGGGTAGTACGGCTTGCACGTGTCTATTGGAATCCAATGCCATCCATCGCGCCGAAAAATCAGGAAATTGTCTGTGTCCGGGTCGACGGCGTATACCCAGAAAACGCCGCCCGTCAAAAGCTCAATCTGGAACATTGTCGTTGCCTCCTTCCCTCCGTTCTCCGTAGCTGCAAAAATCATTCTCGGTTGGGCAATACATACCGTGCTCCTCAGAGCAGATGACAATACCGTTTGCGTCGGTTCGCACCTTGTGTTTGCAGTCCTTGCAGTACACGATTTCTACTGTGTTAATGGTGGGCGCACCGTCCAGATAGTTAATAATCGAGTCAAACTCCCAGTCTTCGATTTCGCCTTTTTGGTGGTGTTCCAGCGCCTCGTTATAGATTGCATCCGCGTCAACTGGTCGCATCGTCAAATCCTCCATCCATCTTCGCCCCGCAGTTGGGGCAATAGTTCCTGCTCCAAAGTGCATCCTTTTTGAAAGCGCGCCGGCAGTTCGTGCAGACGATTGCTGCCTTCGGGTATCGAATAGTCTCGCAACTCTGCGCGTCGTATTCGCACCAGTCTGCTTCTTCCCACCGTGCAAACACCACCTCCGCAACGTCGGCGGCGGGCACGAGGTTTTTGTCATTCAGCACACGTCGTACAAAAGCCTTGTACTTTTCCGGCAGGTTCCCGCCGCAAAGCTCAAATTCAACCTTGCCACGTCGGACATAATCAGCCATCGTCGTCACCTCCTATCATTCTTCTGCGTCTGGCCACATAAGCGCCTGTACCAGCGATCCCCGGCAGTTCAGGCAGAGCCAGTACTCGCTGTATTCTGTCTGCAAAATTCCATCACGGTATAGTGCTTTTGGTAGTTTGAGCTTTACGACGCGCCCGACGTTGTGACAGGCGGCGCACGTGCAGGTGCTGGTCTCAGTCACCTTTGCCCGGAACTCCACTTCGCGCCGGATATAATCAGCCATAAAGCATACCTCCTGCAATAACTTCGTCCATCCCATCCGGCAAGGCGTGGAATGGGTCGATTGTTCGTATAATTTTCAGCCGCAATAGCCTTTCCGCCTGCCTCTTGGTCAGCCGCCGCTCCCGTTTCTTCGGCGGCAGCTCGCCTTTCGCCGCTGCGATAGCGGTCGGGTTGTGCTTATGTTGACCCATCGTCCCGCACCTCCACGCCAGCCTCGTCCAGCAGGTCAGAAAGATCGGTGTCCACGCTGCTGCCAATAAAGTCGCCATTTTCGTCGTAGTGGTTGTACTCCGTGGTCGGTCGGGATTCTATCCCTGCAAACTCTTTTAAAAGTCTCAGATATTCGTCGTTATCGAAGAGCTGAGCCTGATAGAGTTGTCTCAACTGCGCTTTGGTTATGCACTTAGCCATCCTTCTTGCCCTCCATCTGTTCAAAGTAAAACGTGATCGGTTTCTCATGCTCGACAACGTTGCCGTAAGCAACTCCCACCTTGTAGATGTAGTTTTCTCGGAGCTTTCTGGGAATTTCCGCGATATAGCGCCGGAACGTTTCCAGAGAATTTGCCCGCTTGTAGTGGTTGCACATTCGGCATGACGGCATAAGGTTGGAAATATCGTCCGTCCCTGCGTCTTCGGCGTTCCATGCACGTTGCGGCTTGAAATGATCGACTTGCATATCCTTGATGTCGATAGCCCGTCCACAATAGGCACAGTGGCCGTCATACTTCGCATAGACCGCTTCCCGTTTTTTCTTACTGAAACTCACTTTGCAGCCTCCATTTCCTGCAAAGCCTTTCTGGCGGCTTCCTCTGTCAAAAACACCGTTCGTCCGATTGCTTCCTCGCAGAATCTCTTCCGCCCGGTTATGTACGTTGTGCCGTTGACGTCAATGCGGATTGCGTCTACCGTGACCGGCACGGGCTTTTTGGGGCGCGTGTAAAACATCTTAGACAGCCAAACCGTATCGCCCGGTCTGAGCCGCTTACTGTCCATATCCTCATACGCTGCGAGACGTTCCGCCATCTGGACGAGTTCGCCGATCGTCGCATAACCCAGCGCGTGACCGTTTACCAGCACGCAATCCTCATCTCGGCTTGTCATCCGTTCCATCCTGCTTCGCCTCCTAAACTTCCAAAATGGAATTTCCAGCCGGAGGTTTCGCGTCAGCCGCAACCGCTTCGGTCTCGCTCAAAAATACTCTCACACCGATCTGGTCCACAGGGATACCGATATCCACAATTTCCCCCGGAACAATGATGCTTGCTGATATTCTTGTAACCTCATGTGGTTGCACGCCAATGCAATCTCGCGCGTTATTTTTGTATGTCTTAAACCACACCGTATCGCCCACCTTGCACGGCAGAATCACGACGCGCCCTTCCTTGTCGGCTTTCATCAGCTCCACCATTCGTGAGATGGAGTAATCACAGCCGGAAAGCGTTTCCTCTATCTCTCGTGCCTCAACGCACGCCTGCGGGGATAATCCAGCATCTTCGTAAGCCTTGAGCCGCTCCCATACCTCCTTCTGCGTGCAGTTCCCGTCATACTTACACGGCAGTTCGCGGCACTGCGTGATGTCGCAGAAGTTCCCTTCAAACGTTAATCGTTCCATTGCTCCTCCTATTCAATCCAAAACGTCGCAACCGGAACAAGTTCTTCATACCATTGCTGGAAATCATTCCAATCGTTAAGAATGTTCCGGAAAAATTGTGCTGTTTCTTTTACCGTTTCCCATCCGTTCGGTGCTTCGTATTCTTTGAACGAATCTGGGTTCTGCTCCAACGTTCTCAAGCCAGCCTCGATTTTTGGAATTACATCCACGCAAAGCCCATTGTTCTGGCAGTTCTTCCATTCCAGCCCCGTCGACTTCTCTATAATTTTCCGGACGTTCCACGTTATATTTGCGTCGCACGCACCAACGGGGACATAGGCATCAACTCCTTCGACTTTGACCTTGAACGAAATATCGTAGCTCATGCCTTTTCTCCTTCCTCCGGCGCTTCCGGCGCTCCTCGCAATACATCTGCAAACTTCGGTGCTTCCGGCAGCGGCATCCAGTGGGTAACTACGCTGCCGATGCAGTCCCGCATTGCAATGCCATCATATCTGCGCCACGTATCAGCGCTTGTTCGGTATGCTTCTCCAACAAATACGCCGTCCGTAGCAAGAACGCGCGTTCCAGGCTTTGGGTGCCTGTCATCCACGCTAATCCACCGCGGCACCTTCTCCCGCAGCACCGCATTCTCGGCGGTCAGGCGCTCGATCAGATCGGCAGCAGCAAGTTTCAACGGGTCATAACATACAATCTCTCCATCACTTGGTTCAGGGCGTGGCGTACCATTGGCATCCTCTCCACACCGCAGCGCCTGTATAATTTCCTTTTCTGTCATAGCGTCACATTTCCCCTCCTATTTTCCGTTTCCCTCTTGCCGCCCTCCGGCAGTTTCTCGCCCCGCCATCCGTCTTTTGCAGCATTTCAAGCGCGTCGGAAAGCTTGATGTACTTAACTTTTGCCATCGCTGTCCTCCCCGTACCTTTCTTTGATCGCCGCTTTTGCCTCTTCCTCCGTCTTGAATACGGAACCCGCTCTGTTACGGTCATCGCGACCGTCAACTTTCAACGTTTCCGTACTCCATATATTCATGCGGTTGCTAGAATCGAAGCAGAGCAACATCCTGACATCCGTGATTTTTGACTTTTTTGGGAAATACGTTGATTTTGAAACGGTTCCGTAGCCTCTGCACGTGGGGCAGTCAATTTCAAGCGTCTCCCCGCCAATGTCAGCCGACACTTTCTTTTTCCCGCCGCACTTCTCGCAGGTATGCCGTTCGTATTCCGAACCGATCACCCAGCACTCATCGTCGGGTCGGAAGCCCTTTGTCAGATGGTTGACGATTGCCTTGACCTGCCTTGCAGGAACCTCGTGCGCTTCGACATAGACCTTCTGCTCACGAAGCTGCTTGATTTCTTTTTCCAGCTCCGTTTTCTCAAAATTAAGGCTGGATATCTCTGCTATGAGCTTATTGGCCTTCGTACTTGCCTCGTTGGCATCGTCCATAAGCTGCTTGACTTCCTCGGTCAGCTCATTCCAGAGTTCCGCCTTTGCGTCCTTAATGATCTGCTCCGCCTTTGACGGCTCCGAGAACATATCATCGTATTCCTCAAAATAACTCATGTTTTTGCTTTCATCCTTTCTGCATCGGCGCGAAGCGCCCGCGTAAAATTGTTATCCACGAAAATTCCGTTGTGTGACGGCGTATGATCCAGCGCCCGCCTTGCAGACTTCCTGCGATTCCTCGCAGGCAACGAGAACTTTCATCGCAAATGCTCCCTCCCCCTTCTTTTTGCTCTTGCCGACCTCCGGCAGTTTCTCGCCCCGCCATCGGTCATTTGGCTTATGTCGACGATTCCGGCGCGTTTGTCGTAGCTTTTCAGCCGTTCTCCCTTCACGGCGTTCCAAGCCTCGCAGGACGCGCTGCAACCGGCTTTCCGGTTTGGGCAGTCCTGCGTGCATGGTCCAAAGTTACTCATGCCAGTTCCTCCAACTTTATTTGCCCGTCCGGCTCAAAGCTGAGCATTTTCTCCTTCGCCGCTTTATAAAACCGCTTGTCGATTTCGAACCCGTAACTATTCCGTCCAAGTTCTGCCGCTGCGCGAAGCGTTGACCCAGAACCAGCGCAAGGGTCTATCACGACGTCGCCCGGGTCTGTAAAAATCTCAATAAGCTGTTTCAACAATCTCACTGGTTTTTGCGTCGGGTGGATTTTCGGGTATAACTTTGCGTTATCTCTCTCCCACGAAAACCAGTTAAAAACCATGTGCCTCTGCCCGTATACGTCTGCGTTGCGAAATTTCGGTAGCTTATTTCGGTAAAGAACAACCGCGAATTCTACTGCTCCGACCGGGCGCATATTAGCTTTGAGCACCTGCGCGGAATAGTTTTTGCAAAAAAACAGCGGGTAAAACTTCTGAAACCCATATCGCTTTCCGTAATCTATAACCGTCTGTATCTGCTCGAACGCGCAAAACACAATCATCGCCGGGGCTTGGTTTTTCTCCTTTGGCTCTTTTTTAAGCAGACGCGAACAGAAATGCATATACTCTGCGATTTTGAAATTCCCATCGGAATTAAAAAACGCTTTCTTTGCAAGTTTGCTTTCACCGTTTTTGTTATCTCCCTCCTTGTACCACATTGGATTTGATGCATACGCATTCCCAGCGATGTTATACGGGATATCCGCGATCACAAGTTGTGCTTTTGGAATTCCGTATTTTTTATAATTCTGGAAATTATCATGAAACAACTCCGTTTTCACGCTGTTCATTCTTTCCTCCTGACCTGCACCGTCACTTCTGCCTCCCAGCATTCCGGTTCCCGGACGGTGATAATCTTCCACCGCCCGTCCTCCGGGTCCTTGACGTCGACAAGGTAAAACGTCTTGTTCTTCATCTTCTGCGGATACTTTCGCGCCCTTAAAGGCGTTCTGAGCTTCGGCATGAGCCGTTGGTAAATCGGCAGTGGCTCCGGTATGACAATCCAGACCTCGACTCCCTGCTTCATCATGCTTCCTCCCCCAACATCCGCTGAATCGCCGCTTTCTGTAAGTCGCTCAGATCGCCGTCGTGATGCTGCACGTTGTAGCCCGGCTTCTTCCCCGGCTGTGGCGGCGTGCCCTTCTCACGTTCTTTCGATTCCCACGTCAAAAACTTCTGTTTCCAGTTCCGTACTGGGTCACCCTTCCCGTCGACCCAGTTCCCAGCAGAATAATAGTCGAAAAATTTCTGTGCCAGATTCTGGACTCCACGCTCCTTCGCGTATGCGGAAACATCTTCCAACGTAGGTGGTATAAATTTCTTACGTTTCTTCTCAGAAATAGAACTACTCTCTTTTCTATTTCCATTTCCATTTCCTAAAGGTAATACCGTGGTATTACCGCAAGCACTACCATCCGCCATACCAGAGTTATCATTTTCTTTGTTCCAACGCTTGCTGATGTTCTCCCTTTGACGCTGGCAATGCTTGTCCCGTTTTTCGATTTCAAGCTCCATCCGGCGGTTAAAGTACTTGCCGTCCTCATCCTTCTGAAACTTGCTCATAACCTCGTCTGACGGCTTTTTGACAGCCCGTATGATTTCCTGCATCGTCATGTGCCCGCGCTCTCTTTGGAGGCACAGGAGCGTGATATACTGCCCACGCTCCCGCATATCCATCAAGGCACAGCCTGATAGGAAATCCGACGTGTAAAACAAGACGGCAGGGTCTTTGTTGTTTGCCATCCCGCCACCGCCTTAGAACGGCGGTTCTTCGCCGTCGTCTTCGTCCATCATCGTAAACCCGCCGGGGTTTGCCGGGTCCTTCGGCTCCGAAGATTTCTTTCCTTCTCCGAAGTAAACGCGGTTCGCCACGACCTCTGCTGACCGGCGCTTGTTTCCGTCCTTGTCCTTCCAGTCGCGCAGCTGCAATCTACCGTCCACGACCGCCATGCTGCCCTTGAAGAAGTATCCGCTTACAAAATCAGCGGTTCCCCTCCAGGCGACGCAATCAATGAAATCTGTCTCTTTCTCTCCGCCCTCCGGCGTAAAATCGCGGTCAACCGCCAGCGTGAAGGATGCGATCGAAGTTCCGTTCGGCGTCTTTCTCAACTCCGGGTCGCGAGTCATTCTTCCCATAATAATAATGTGGTTCAGCATGCTTCCTCCTTCTCCCCGAAGATGGTTTTCAGGATAACGTCAATCTCATACGATTTCAGTTCCTTGTACGCTCTCTCAAGCATCGAAAGCTTCATATTTCTTTCCACCATTTCCTTGTACTGAACTGCATCCAGATAAACAAACGGTTTGCGTTCTTCCATGCTTACATCCCTTTCTTATAAATCAGTTTCGTTTCATCCCAATCGGGATATTTCATTTTTAAGTAGTGTCTGATATACGCCTGCATATGTTTTCTCTTTGCCGTCTGGTCAAAGTCGTTGTGGCACTTATCGCAAAGCGTCACGATGTTCTCTTCAACCCCAAGCCCGCCCTGCGACCGTGGAATGAAATGACACCACGGATTGCCGGGGCGGAGACAGACGATGCAGCGCCCACCGTCGCGCTCCCAGACGGCTTTCTTAGTCTTCTCAGGTATCTTTGTTTTGCTCGTTTCCTTATGCATCCCATTCCCCCTTGAGCCGTTCCAGCTCCTCCGGTGTCAGATACTCCACGCCGACCTGCTTGCAGTCCTCAATGATAAGATCGAGCAGCACGCCCATTTGCTTCTGGTCGAACGTGGAGCTTCCGTACAAAACAACGTTCGTGCAGCCGGGGAGCTTTGACTTTAACGTATCGCTGCACCAGCCAATTCCGTTGTGCTCCCATCCGCTTTGCAGCTTCTCGACCGCTTCCGTCGGCACGCAGACCACCTGACTGTTTTCCGGGATGTCCGGGATGTAGTGCCGGTACAGGTCGCGCACGCCCATGTTCAGCTTGTCTGCCAGTTTGTTCATCAAAACCCACGCATAAGCGTTGGCGTCCAGACTCCGTTTCTTCCGGAACTCTTTAATTACCATTGTGTATTTTTTTTGCGGTTCAAGCACCCCAGAAATCGTCTGGGCTTGCGCCGGAAATTCAGGCTTGATCTTCAGCCAGCTCCCCGAAGCATCCACGCTCCACGAAGCTTCAACGATGTTCAGTTCTATCATGCCTTACTCGCGCAGTTCCAGCAAAGGCATCTGCCAAAGCGCTTTCTTGTCTTTTCCGCTACAGCCCTTGCGCTGAACTGAGAACCTCCCTCAACAACCTGTGTGATCTCCCCGCCGCAATCCGCGCAAATCAAAGCCTTTGTTTGGGCTTGTTGCTTCTCTTTCGGCTGTGCGGTCTGCTTCTGGTATTCGTCTGTGTCTGCGTCCTTTGTATCGTCAATAGCAAACAAGCCGTTGAGTGCATATTTCCGCGCGTAGGATGAAGCTGTACCGGTAATCTGCGGCTCATCCATACCCTTCTTGCTTTCCGGTTCGCGGGCAAAAGCTGTTGTAATGACGCTGCTTTCGCCGTCTGACAGTTCAGCTCTTGCCATGACGTAGATTCGCCCGCCGGT